CGCCACCGCCCGCGCCTACCTCGCCCTGGCGGACCGCTCGGACCTGCTCCCGGGCGGCCGCGAGCAGCTTCTCAGCTTCGCGCGTGACGCCCAGTTCCGCGCTCAGGCGACATACGTCTCGGTCGCCGACCTACACCTCGGCGGCGAGCGATAGGATCACGATAACCACAAGCAGCGCCCCGACGCCTCCAATGGCGCCGAGGGCGTTTGCTTTTGCACGGTGCCAGCGGCGTCCGGTGTTCGAGGTCAGGCGCTGGTGGTGCAGCTCGTTCATCCCGGCGAACGCCCCCGCGCACATCAGCAGGCCGACCAGCACCAGGAGACCGCGGATCACGTTCCGCCCCCGAGGGTCAGGACTCCGATGCCCATACCGCGGTTATCGTAGTCGATCAATTCCAGCTTCTGCTGTCCGGCCTGCGGGGATATCTCTTTCCAGAGGCGCGGGACTTCGACCGCGGTCCCGTGGACTTTCTCCTTCATCCCTTCGCCGTCGATATCGTGGAGCGCGATCATCTTGAACGCCAGAGGCAAGTAGGCCAGGAAATCAGCGCGAGCGGCCGAGTACGTGTGGTCAGCGTCGACCAGGATCGAGTCCCAACCGTGCGCCGCGGCGGCCAGGGCGTCTTTGCTCTGCGACGACGCCAGGCACATCTCTACGCGGTACCCTTCCTGGCGCAACCGCTCCACCGCCCGGCGAAGATGGCCGCCGCTTTTCGTTCCCCAGAGGGCGCCCGGAAGGTCGATCGCCAGGCCGCGCGAACCTTTCGGGAGAGTCTTCATGACGTGGTAGAAAGTATCGCCGTGACGCGCGCCGACCTCGCAGTAGGAGGTCACGCCGTGGTACTTCATCAGGTTGGTGTAGGCGCTAAGCTCGAATTCTCGCTGGCTCGCCGGACGCCCAGATAACGTGCGCATGTGGATCCTTGGTAAAGGGCCGAGGTCTCCCCCGGCCCCGTTGAGTTAGACGCCGAGGGCGGCGCGCATCTTATCGGAAGACTCGACCGCGATCGGGTTGAGCGTACTCCAATCCAGGTCGAACAGCCGATGGTTCTGGTCGCCCTGATTCGGGCTGACGCCCCAGCGTAGTACCCCAGCGAACGGAGCGGCCGGGTCCGTCACGAAGCTGATGAACTTGTCGACGGAATCGGGCGCGTCTCCACCGCTCGGGCTGCTGGACCATTCCCCGACGATGCAGGGCACGCGGGCCATCAGGATACCAAGCGGCGTCTTGGACCCCATGCACGCGCGCCAGTGATCGATGGAGGTTGCGGTCACGCCAAGGTTGGATTCAAAGTAGAAGTGCGGCATGACGATGACCTTGTCGGTCGGCAGGGTTTCGCCAGACGGGAGGCCCATCCAGTAACGGGCGATACCATAGCAGTTTTCGCCCCAGCCCTGATTCCCGTTCGGGCTGTTCGGGTCTGACTTACCCTGCTCGTCGCGTGGCCACATATCGCTGCAACCGTCCATGGCGAACAGGTAGCCGCGATCGATGATGATCTTGCCGACCTTGTATCCTTCGGCGGCCATATCCCACTGGTTAGCGTCCTGCTTCCCGGGCGCCCCGTGCACGGCGGTGCCATAGGGTTCATTGAAAAAGCCGACGCCGACGACGACCGAGAAGAGCTTGCTTTTGTCGAGCATATCGCAAACCACCGTCGCGCATCGCTGGTGGTACGCGGAGTCGAAGCCGTAGTCTTTCGGCGAGCCGGCGTTCATCGCACTGGTCGTCGTATGCAGTTCCGGCAAGACGCGCAGCCCGACCGACGCGAGGTCGGCCAGGAAGAGACCGACGGCGTTGACGTAGCGAAGGCCGCGGTACTTCATGTTGGCGTCGCTGATCATATCGTCCGCGTTGCAGAGCGGATTATCGTACAGCGCCTTCATGCAGAGAGGGACGCGGATGGTGTTATACCCACGCTCCTTGACCAGGCGGGTCGCGAGGGACACGACCGTATACTTCGAGCCGAGGCCTTCGCCGTTGTACGACGGTTGCCCGTTCGACCCCCACCAGCCGTCCCAGCCGTGCCAGTTATCCCCGAACACCGTGAGGTGGGTACCGTCCGCATCATAGAGCTTGTTGCCCTTAATCGTGATGCGGCCAGTCGGGTCAACGGGGTCGACTGGGTCAACGGGATCGACCGGGTCGACGGGATCGACTGGGTCAACGGGATCGTTCCCGTAGAGGTCCAGGATATCGCGGAGCTTATTCCGCACGCCGGTGATCGACGTGAGCGCCGAACCGATGCGCGTATCCGCGGTGACGATACGATCGCGCGAGTTGATCACTCGCGTGTCTGCGGGATAGGCCTTTGCTGCGGCCTCCGCGGCGGTAACGGCGTTGCCGGCGGCCGTGTCGGCGTTTTCGGTCTGGGTGGTGGCGGATTCGGCCTGCGTCAGCGTCGCTTCCAGGGCGTTCTGCAGATTTGGATCGAGAGACATCTAAAGAACCTCAGGTTGGTTTTACTTCGAGGGTAACACCGCCGGTGCCCCGCACAGTGATATCGTTTGCGGCCACTGACACGGTACGAACAACGATCGCCCGGGCGCCGGTAGCATCCCAGGTCGTTCCGGAGTAGAAGTCTTCGATGGGCCCAGTAGTTCGGCCATGGATGGTCGTGCGCATCGAGGCGTCGACGGTCGTCGAGCTGGTCCGTACCACCCATATCTCGATGGTCCCACTGACCGCCGCCGAGCTCCCGAAAGACTCGGACCCAGTATCACCGATCGCGTTGGTCCCGCCAATACCGTCAACACCGACGCGCACGCGTTTTGCGTTTGCGTTGTTCGCGAAGTAGATCGGAATACGGATGTACAGGCCATCCCCGTCCTCTTGCAGAAGATTCGCCGGGGCGGTGTAGACGGTGGTGTCCACAGTCCCGCTCGCGGCCGCGTATCCAGCTGGCCGCGCCAGGAGCCCGCCGACCCCGACCAAGTTCCGGACCTTCAAGCGCTGCTTCGGCCCGATCGCGAGGCCTTCTGTTAGCGCCCCGTTCGCGTCGGCGGTCTCGACCTTGAACTTACCGGGCACTTTGGCAGAGGCCACGGTGCCTGAGACCTCCGCGGAAATTCTGACCGAGGTCTGATCGGCGGTCCCATCGTCGCCGCCGAGTAGTATCTGACCAAGGCGCATACCGTCGACAACGGCCCCGTGCGACGCGACGGCTGCGTTATTAACTTTGCCCAAAGCGACAGTCGGGCAGGCGTTCGTTCCGGTCCCATAACGAACCAGGCTGAACTGCGTCGTCGATCCGCCGGTGCCGACTAGGGCCATGTTGGCGGCGGTGCCGCAGACGCTCGGAATGGTGGTGGCGCCGTTACCGGAGAACAGGGCGCTTCCACTATACACGTTGTTAGCGTTGAGTAGAGGGAGCACCTCCCCGCTCGTGCCGATCGGAACCGCCTGGACAGCCCCGGCCAGGCGCCCGAGCACACCATTCGTGCCGAGGGCGAAGTCCTGCGGGCCGCCAGCCGTACCGTTTGGGTTCAGCTTGACGGTGTACGCCGGCATGTTGGCCAGGATATCGTTGTCGACGATATCATCTAGCAGCATCTCGTGCTCAACCTGCACGAAGGCCAGGTCGCCGGTCTGGCGTAGACCGAGCACCCGGCCCCGGACTCCAGCGGCGATATCGGCTGGCGCCCCGATCGATCCGGTAGCGCGTCCGATTACGCTGTAAGCCGCCGAGTTGCGCAGCATCGCGCTCGTGACCGCCCCTGTGGAATTCGTGTGGATGAGCGGATACGCCCCATACATCGGCGCCTGGGAGAAGGTGAACACCCCGGTTGCCCGCGCAACGTTGAAGACGTTAGACGCCGCGCCACCGCTCGCATAGGCCGTAAGGTAAAGGTAAGTATCGGAGATCGCGTAGAACTGGGCAAGCGCGGCGTCGGCGGAATCCAGCACCCGGAACACGTCGCCGTAGAAGTTGGCACCGTTGACAGTCCCCGTGAACGTCGGACTCGCCTTTGGTGCCTTGGACGCGTAGAGGTCGTCAATGGCCCCTTGCACCGTTGTCGCCGACGACCCGGACGACGTTCCGTCATAGGTAATCGAGGTCGCCGGAAGGCTACCCGAAGTAGCAACGCCGCCCTCTTTGCCGCCGAACTGGTTGGTCGTGACGAAGTAGACCGTGGACGCGTCCTGGAGAGACGTGGTGCCTTTCGACGCGATAATGTATCCAACAATGATCGCGTCGGCCAGGCCCTGCGGACGCGCCGGCACATACGACGCCAACGCCGTGAGCGCGACCGAGGACGACGAGTAATACTCCTTCCCGTAAAGGATGCGCACGTTACCGTTCGCGAACCGAAACACGGTAAAGATGGTCGCACGCCCGCTGCTACCTGGGATCGCCGTCACCGTACCGGCCGGGGCGTAGTACCCGACCGGTAGCGTGGCGACGTCCGCAACGACCTGCCCCGTCTGGGTGAACATGCGAAAACGATCGGAGCCCGCCGTGTCAAAACCCGGGAAAGTGATCTCGTTCGGGTTGGTCCAGGACGTAGCGACGTTGGCGCCCGGCGAAAAGATCGAACCGGCCCCGATAACCACATTCAGGTTGGCGCCGGACGCTCCGACCGCCATGCCAGTCTTGACCAGGCCGATAGCGCGGAAGACATCGTAGATTTGCGCGCTGTACTGCTGGAGCAACAAGCGCGTCAAGTCGATGCCGGAAATCACGCCGCCGTTCGTCGAGGCGCGTCCGAGCTGGATCTGCGTACGAAACTCGCTTGGCGTCGGCTCGGTCGTCTGCGAATGCGCAATACCGGCCGAGTCGATATAGACCCAGTTCCGGTTCGCCGTGATACCGGTAATCGTTTGGGCCGCCCACTCGACTAGCGTGAACGTCGGCGCTGACGGGTCCGTGTTATCCAGGATACCGCCGACACCAGCCGTGATGCTGATTGTCGTCGTACCCACCCCAGAGAGCAGACCACCCGTGCGCACGCCAGTCGATCGAGCACGCAGAAGCGCGCTGTCGACGGACGCCAGAACGGCCTGGACGGTAGAACCAGTCGCTACCGCGAACCCCGTCGAGTCAGCCGATACCGCGTCGGCGGTCGTCGCGCCACCACCGCCTTCGCGCGCCGCCAGCTCGTCCAGGGCGTCCCCGACCGTCTCCGGAACTGGGCTATTCCAGTCCGCCGCGTTGGCGACCTCGTAGCTTACGGTGTAGGCCCCGCCCGGCGCCGGACTATATGAATCCGGAAGCCAGGACGCGTGCAGCTTCCCGTCCGCCCCGGCCTGAGGCAGCGTACCGGCAGAACCGGAGCCAGTCGAAGTGGTACGAAACCGCTTTGTCGCGTATGGTGCTTCCATGGTCTACGTTCCGAGTACGATCGCTTCGCCGTTAAGGCAGACCAGCTCTCCGTCTCCGAAGTCTGGAACGTAACCCCCGCCGCCGCTGGTCGATCCGCCGCTGGTCGATCCTCCGCTGGTCGATCCTCCGCTGGTCGATCCTCCGGAATCCAGTGACGACTGGCCTTCGATGGCGTACATGATGCCGAACGTTATCGGCGTCACCCAGAAGGAGGTAAGAACTTCACCGACCCCAAACGAAATACCAACCGCGCCCAAGTCGGCCATTATGGCTGCTCCCAAGTATCGGTCGTTTCTACGACCACCCCGCACAAATCGTTGGATGTCCCGTCTTTATTGAATGAAATTGGAACAAAAACGCCGCCGGTATATCCGGGAACCGTAAAAGTGTCGTCTGGGCCGACCGTTGAGTTTAAGCCGCTGTGCAGGGGGTTCCAAAGGTTAGGCGCCCACGCACGCTTCATGAGTGTAGTTATGCCGAATGAGCCTGATTGAACTCCGGCGCAGTTCATGGCTACTTTCTCGATATTGATTCCATTCCCCCAGCCGCCGCGCGCAGTCGGCAAGCCGGAGATAAGGCCGAGATAAGTTGCCCCAACGGCGTACCAATTGCATTTTGTGGATTTAATCGTGCCGTCGATGGACCTTGCCCAATAAGAAACGCCCGCCAGCGACGGGATGTTGGCGACGTCGTAATATGAAGTCATGGAAGCCGACGTTGTCGACGTGCTTGTGCTGCCGCGCGAGCTTATTCCTGTGCTCCATACGTCCGCTGAATTGGTGGGTGGAAAATCACCGAAATAGTGGAAGTGCCAGTAATAGGTGCTTGAGGGACCGCTGGTAGTAGTGCCAAGACCCACCCATAAATAAAATCGGCGATTCATCACCAAGATTTTGTAGCGGCAGGTGTATCCGCTGTTCGTCCCATAGGCCGTCGGCCAACGGGCGCCGCCGTTGCTTGCCTCCTGTGCGACCTGCGGGAATGGATCGACCAATGTATCAATGCCGCTCGCGCCTTCGGCGGCGCGCACGGCTGCGAAATTACTTAGCCCAGACTCCGCCGAGTCATGGCAGACGCGCAAGCGAAACCGATTGCCGACCGCAGCGCGGTAAATGCGCTTATTCGTTCCGGTGTATTCGATCGCCCAACCGCCGTGCTTGGTCACTAGCGCCCAGTCAAGAACGCTACAAAGCGAACCGGCGGTGTTGTTGACGGCCGGCGCGCCGACATCCTCGCTCGTTAACCACATAGCGCCTTCGGCCATGGAATTATCCTCTTAAGATCGCCAGCTCGCGCTTGACGAACATGGTTGTTGAAGTCAGCGCGTAGCCGACAATCTGTAGAACATAACCGATCGTCGCTGGCGCATCAGCGTAGGGAATTACGCTGCCCGGCGTCGTGTGGTCAATAACGTAGATCGTTCCAGGAACGAGACCGGTGAGAGCGGTGTTTACTCCGGACTCGTTGATCGTCGCCGTCGCCCCGGTCAGATACGCCTCAGTCACAAAACCGATAGCCCAAAGCTCGGAATCGGAAGCGTCTGATTTAACGGCCTCCAGCGTGATTGGATCCAGCGCGACAAAGTCTCCGGCCGCCAAATCGCTTCCGACGACCAGCGGGAACGTAAAATTACCCCCGCCGCCACTACCTTCCTCACGAGCCGCCAGGAGATCGAGGGCCTCGGCTACGTCGTCAGGCGGTGGACTTACGCCCCAGTCCGCAGGTTCGGCCGGGGTATAAGTAACGTCGGCCGCATCAATACCCTCCGGGTCCGGACCAGGGCCAGGATCGGTCAGCGGTTTAAGCAGCCCTAGGCCGACAACGGGGATCATGCCACGGTGTCCCCGCCGAACAGGACTTCGGCCGCGCTGCCGCCGGAGTTCTCACGGACGTATATGGCGCCCATGCCCCATTGCCCGGCGAGTTTGGTATGTCCTGATCGGTTGCGGATCGTAGCGCCAGCCGTTACCAATTGGACTTCCCCGGCCCCGACCGCGGAAATCGGAGCCGTCCAGCCTTTCGGGAGAGACCCCGGCACCGTAACCGAGATCGTGGAAGCGTTGGAAAATTCCAGCGGGCGTCCGGTATCTTCCGGCAGCAGGGTATAGGACGTCGCTGTGATCACTTTCGGGGATACGCGAAACCCGGTCAGCTCTCCGTTATCTCCGACCAAGACCGGCGAATTCGCCAGGACTTTTCCGGTCGTTCCGGAGTAACGCGCCAACGCGGTGGCCGTCGACGTAACGGGCCCCGTTACGTCGCCCGTCCCGTACGTCGTTTCCATCGCCGAAAGGCGTGCCACCGCGAAATCCAGGGCGTCGCCGACGTTGTCCGGGACCGTCGAGCCCCAGTCCCCGGCGTCGGCCGGGGTGTAGGCGACGTCCTCCGCGGCGGCCCCGGTGATCCCGTCGATCTGGTCCTGTAGGTCGTCGAGGGCGTCCGTCAGCGTCGTACCGGCTACGCTGGACTGGTTCGTAACCCCGTCCGTCCCCGTGAAGTCGTCCAGACGCTGGTCGAGGGCCAGCAGCGCCCCAGTCAAGGTCCCAGACGTGTTCTCCGAGACACCACTCCCGTCCGGGATGTTGTCGGTAGATAGCCCGCTGAAGAATGCGGCTACCGTCTGCTTCCCGATAACAACCCCATCGCGAGAAAGAAGGATAAAGTCCCCGTCCAGAAGCCCGGAGATAGTAGGAAGCGCATTTACCTGCTGGTCGGCCATAGTCTCTTACCCGATTAAATCGAACGCCCGCGTACGTCACCGACAACGAGCCAGGTGACCAAGTCGTTGTTCACGACGTAGTAACCAGCCTCTCCGTTTTCGTAGTTGCGCACGTTACTCTGGTTATTCTTCTCGCCGGGCTGTCCTGGATCGCCGCCGTCGGTCTGGCGCTTCTCCGGATCGCCGCCGTCACCGCCCTCGGTCGTGGTGCCGTCCTCGCCGTGGAAGTTCTTCTCCCCGAGCCCTCCGAGTCCAGGCGGGGAGCCCGCGCCACCGCCGCCCGCAACTAGCGTACCTTGGACGCCGCAGGCGCCGCCACCGCCACCGCCACCCCAGATTTCGCCATAGTTGGCGACCCGGATGTTATCCTGGCAGACCAAGGCGTTGCCGCCGTCCTGGCCGTTCGCCCCGAACTCTTTACGGTCGTCTCCGCCGTGCCCGCCGTAGCCTTGGATGCGGCCGTTATTCTCTAGCAGGATCTTAGCACCTGATGGCCACAGGCCCGTCTCTACCGCACCCTCGCCGTCGATCTGCCCGATGGTCACGTTAGTCTCAACAACGAAGGTGATGTCGGTGGACCCCGTGGGCGCCGTGCCGCGCCTCTCGACGTATAGGTCATACAGGTCTACGTCGAAGGTCGATTCACTAATCACGATGATATCGTCGCTCGGCGTATACGCAACCGCGGAGAACGCCATCGCGGTATAGTCTACGCGCTGCCCTGGCTGCGTTTCGTTCGCCTGCGTAATCTGGACCGCGATAACGGCGTTCTCGCCGAGGTCTGTCTGAATCTGGCGAGTACTGATCCGGGCGATATCGCCGGTCCAATAATCTTGCGCACGGACGGCGTCCAGAGCGAACTTAACCTCACGCGGCACGTCGCCAAAACGCTGAACCGTAATGGCGGCGAGGTTGACGCCGACCGACCTCGTATTGATCCAGCGAGAATAAAGTTTACTGATGGCCGCGGTGCCGAAGGCGTTGTCCGTCTCGGCGTCGAGATCGGCGTTGACAATCAGCTGCTTCCAGTTCGAGGCCTTTTCCAGTTGCTCGGTCGGGTTGCGCTGGTTGAGGAACACCCACTGCTGGGACACGCGCATGTCCGGCTTATCCGTGACCGTTACGGAGTCCGCGATGAGGTCTTCTTCTTCGTCCAGGATATCCGAGGACTGCGGCTGGCGTAGGGCGCGAATCTTGATAAGCGCCTCACGCTCGTCCCACCAGACCGAGAATGGACCAGACTGACAAAGCTCTTTGACAAGCGTGGCGACCGAGGTCGGCTCGGCGATAAGCGTTGAGTAGACGTTCGGGAGATACTGGTCCTGCTCGGCCTCCCATTGAGCGATGGGCATATACTCGGCCGGGATTTCGGCGTACGTCCCGAATAGTAGCTCTAGGATCTGGGAGACCGTCTGCCCGGCGATGCGCAGGCACGGCTGAACGGTATCGTTCGAGTCATGCTCTTCTGCGTCCGTCCCGAACTGCCCGCGCAGGACTTCCAGGTTCACGCCGACCTTCGTGTAAATCATGATCTCTTCGCCGATGCGAAGATAACCGGAGTCGTCGAATTCGTCCAGCGCCGCCTCCGGGGTGACGCTGATGGTGGTCTCGTCGCGGTTGATGGCGAGCGTGAGCGCCCCGGTGCCAGGACGCGGGGCCTGCGCACGTTCGTTGTCCGCGAGCTTCAACGGGTCCTTGGCCTTGATAGCGACCATCCCGTTCGAGTCCGGGCCAATCATGCTCTCCAGGAGGTACGTGCGCACGCTCCAATCCGCTTCGTCAAGATCAAGGTACCCGGTCTTGATGAGGCAAACGCGTCCGACGTAATGCGGATTACGCGCGCGCAGGCGACCCCAGTACGTTCCAGGAAGCCCCGTACCGTCCGGCGAAACGACCATACCGGCCAACGCGGAGGTAGGCCGATTGACGACCAGATGATCCCCGGACCCATTGACCACAAGGGTGTCAGTAGCGGATGATGCCAGCGTCAGGGCGTCGGTGCCGGCCGCACCTGAGTAGCGTTCACGCCAGTATGGGTCCAGGTCGCGGTCGTGGTGCTTGTGGTCTTGGAAGGTGACCTGGACGCTGGCGCGTGCTCCGAGGCCGCCAGCGACTTCCATCTTCGTCGGGGCCAGGTTCACGGCCTTCACGGACGAGATCGCACGCAGGCTGGGAGGAGCGTCAGAACGCGGCTCTATATACCGGTATGCGTAAGGTTCGGCCGTGTACGCTGATTTGTACTGGCAGGTGCCGAAGGTCTTGAAGCAGTACGTCTCCCCGGTAACGCCAATCGCGGCCTGGCACGGGGAGACGCCGTACTCCTGGGTGCAGCGATCCAGTAGCAGTTCGACCAGAGTAATCGGCCGGCGACCGGAGGTTTTCGCGGCTTCGGTGTACCCCACGGATCAGGCCTCCAGCTCGAACTGTAGACGGTTGTTGTCGTTCATTCCGATATTCACCAACCGCGCTGACGACGGGAGCCCGGTGCGCAAGGTATATTCGACCAGGAACCGGTCCCGCTGCTGCCGATATATTAAGGCGCCAGCGCCGACATAAGCACAGATCACGTCTGAGGTAGAGTCCGTGAAGTAGCGCTTATCGTCGTGTGTCAGACGCGGGATACCGACCTGGCCAAGCGATATTGTATCTGTAGCTTCGGTAAGGCTGTTATAGAACCAGAGAAAAGACCCCGTCTCCGTCTGGTATGCGACGGACGGTCGCATGTTCCGATCGAAGGCGAAGGACATCCCGATCATGCCAGGGACGGTTAAAATCACCGACGGAGATCCGGTCGTGAGCGGGGTCGCGGTGACCGCCCCGGTATCTATATCAAGATTCGCACGCCAGTCCTGATAGGCAATTCCGAGACTGGGATCGTTCAGGGCGAGCCCTCCGCGCTCATAATCCACTTCTGCGGTCACGTTCAAAGAATCCGGGGATAGGAAGTTCCCCGGCACCGCTACCGTCGAGAGTTGGCCGTCACCTGGAAGCATTACGGGGTATACCTCGCCCAGCTGAATTCCCAAACCACGGTGAACTTCTTAACGGAGGTCTTTGCGACCCCCGGCGATATACCGACCTGAAACGAGCCACCGGCCGAATTGGTGGGGCGCAGCAGCAGCGCGGTGATGGTGAAGTTGCCGTCGTCCAGATCCCACGTCGATGTTACAACGCGCTTGTGCGAGAGCGCCGCGTAGGTTGAGACAACCGAACTCGAGCTGCTATCGGCCGTCCCAGACGGGCTGTCTGTAATGGTGGCCCCGATTGAGCCGTTATACGCCACCGCAGAGGTCGTACCCGGCGTAAACGTTCCAATGAGTGGTATCCAAGTCGAGCTACCCGCAGCGGCGGCCGCTCTGACCGTGAGCGAGTGGTTAACACCAGTCGTGAGGTCCGTAACAGACGGCGTAGTCGTCCCGGTCGGGACGTAGTTACGAAGCTCGTAAGTGACCTCCAGGATCTCGTCAGCCGCTACCGTGATCGTGGTCGGGCTACCGCCACCATCCAGTAACAACGCGCGCGAGAAAAGATTGGTCCCATTGGTGAGAGGGCCAATGCCCACCTCAGCAAGATTACCTGCCGCAGCGCCTTCGGCGAACCGATAGGTTCGGCGGTAGTAGCCGTAATACGGGGCTGAGCCGCTATTGCCGTTACTGGATCCAGCCGAGGTCTGGGTGCCAGCCACCCAGGTCTGTAAAGACGTATCAGTTACGGCTGGAGCGGTGTTACCAGTTCCGACACTGCAGAACGTGATCAACGAACTCTGGTTGGCGTAAAGCTCCAACCCGTTATCGGTAATCAGGTTAGGAAACCAGTCCAGCTCCCGTCGCAGGTCACCGTCGCGGCCGAATACCTGTACCTTGTAATACCCGGCGAGAAGATGCTCAGTCTTCAATACCGGTAGCGATCCGTCTGGCATCAGGGTGTCTCCAGGTTAAACGAAACAACGTTGACGTCGGTCTTAATGTTCTCCGGCGTCCAGTTGGTGTATTGAATGAGATACGTCCGCAGTCGGAACGAGACTACGTTGACACTAGTTTGGATATTCTCAGGCGGTACGGTATATTCTAGCAACGCCACACGTAAGCTAAAGCTGACCACGGCAATTTCCGTCTGTATATTTTCGGGCGGAATAGTGTAGGTAAGCAGCGGCTCGCGTAGGTTAAACGACACGACGTTGACCGCGGTCGTAAAGTTGTCGATGGGTATCCCGCGTGTGTCGAACGTCCTGACGTTGACGTCAGTGGCCATCGATTCAACGACCAGCACGCCGTAAGGTTTGCTGGTTAAGATGATCGTCTCAGTCTCGATCGCCTCTCCAGGCGTACCAACGATAACCACGTCGTACAGCTGGGCTCCGTTATACTCGCCGTTCGCCTCAAACGTCTCGACGATACCGACCATCTCGATTGACTGGTCGTCTGCGAAGGTGAGGAGCACCGGGGTCTTGGTGCCGGTGTACGCGAGGTTGGCCAGCGTGGCGACTGCCCAGCTATTCTCAATGATACCGCTGGCCGAGAACTTGACCTCAAACGCGACGGGGTCGTCCAGAAGCTCACGCCACCAGCCGCCATCCGAGTCCGTGACGTCGACCGTCCCCCCGTTGACCTCGAACCCCTTGGTGACCAGCGCCGTGATCAGGCGATAGTCTGGGCCGTCCGGGAGGTACAGCCCGACGAGCCAGCCGGCATATTTCACAGCTGCCCCGAGAACTTAAGGCTTACCGCCATATACAGGTTGGCGCCCTGCTTCACGACAGGGTCGCTCACGGCCCAGCAGTAGGCAACTTCTTCTGGGTAATCGATATACCGCCAGGCCACGAAGAACGGGCGCAGCATCGCGTAGTCGGCGAACGGTTGCCAGACGTTACGCACCCAACTTTGGGTGACGTAGGCCTGACGGATCTCGCCTTCGATCCCAGTCCGAATGAGCGAACGCCCGAGCAGTTGGCCGTTCTCGGACTTCTGGTTCTGGATCTCGTTCTTCTTGTTGTACGGTTCCGGTTCGTACCCGACAAATACGCCCTGCGGAAGAACCATCCGCTCACCGATCTGAGCGACGGACACGAACGGGGCGGTTCCGGTGAACGCCAAGCGATAGTACCGATAGGATACCGCATCGAATGTCCACAGGTTGGCCCCGTCGCTGCTCGGTACATGCGGGCCAGATACGGTGGTCCAGCTAGACGCGTTGTCGCTACCTTGGAGCGTGACGGAGCCCCCGATGCTGAACACGTTGTGGCCATGGATCGCGAAGTAGTCCGCCGTCGCCGCCGTCCCGGTGTCGACCTGGATATACGGGGACCCGTCCGCTTCGGTCGCCTGCCAGTAGTCAGAGGTGAAGCCGTCCGCAACGTTCTCGACCGGGCCGTCATCTGCTTCCGTGCTGGCCGAAAGCGTCCCAGAATACAGGATGTCATCCCAGGCGACGAGATACTGCTGCGAATACGGGATGAAGCTCATTACCCTGCTCCGTCGGCGTAAGCCTCATTAATCTTGTCGACCAGATCGCGGACCTGCTGGTCGGAGAACGACGACCCGTTGAGCGTTACGCTGACCAACGGCGAGCTGGACCCGCCGCTCGCCGGGGTGGTGTTATTCCCATTGGCCGCGCCAGGTACGGATGAGGCCGCGCCACCACCACCGAACTTGGTCGCTTGGATCGCCTTGACGTTCATGAAGCCCTGCGCCAACGCTGCTGCGGCCGCGGCGAAGTTGGCCGGCCACGGCGCCGCGGCGAACGCGTTCTGAGCCGCCTGATAGGCCTTGATCGTGGCGTCGCCAATGGCGAAAATCTTGTTCGCCTCAAACAGCTTCTTGCTGTAGGTGGCGCCAGTACGCAGGGCAGACAGCCACCCATCGGCGATCGCGCGGGTCTCGTCATCCTTGATCATCGTCAAGAAGTCGTAACCGCTCTGCAGCGCCTGCTTCTGGATCGCTAAGATCTTCTCGCGGTGCTCGCGCTCGGCCGCTTCACGAATAGCCGCCTGCCCGCCCAGCATATCCTGCTCGGCCGTCGAGAGCGCGTCCAGCTGCTCCATTCGCGCGGCGAAGTCTTCTTCCGCCTGCTTGAGTCGCCAGCCGGACTCCCCGAGGACCAATTCCTGGAGCGTGGCAAAGGCGCTCTGACGGGCCGCAAGGTCGGCCTGAAGCGCATCGGCCGTCAGGGTGCTCTGCTGTTCCAGGAACGTGGCCGTTGAGGCCAGGATATCCTGCTGCATCTTCCATGTTTCGGCCTTGGCCTCGGCCCATGGATCGACTACCGCTTTCTTAACTTTCTCCGCGGCGTTACCGCCACCGCCGGCGTTCGGGTTACCGCCGACGTCCCCGTCGCCCTCCGAGCTCGCGGCTTTGATCGCCAGGAGGTTGTCCTGGATCTCGTGGAGCTTCTGGCGATACTTGTCCGCATCGGTGTTCTCGACCAGGTTTGACCACATGTCTTTCTGGCGGGACTCGATGTCCGCCACGACGGCGTTGTAGGCCCCGACACCGTCCGTAAACAGCGCCTTGATCGCCGCGGCGTATCCACCGAGCCCGTCACCAAGGGATACAAACAGCGTCTTGATCGTGGCGGTCCCGGTGACCGTCGCGTCCAGCATCGTCGCGATGACTTCTGCGAACGCCGCGCCGAACGCCGCAGCTTCCTCCGTCGAATCGCCGGCCGCGCCGCTTAGGTCTCGGATCGCCTCAGCGATGATACTGGTCAGCCCGCTCTCGCCGCCGAAGGCGTTGGCCAGGCTGTCAATGGTATCCTGCATATTGGATATCGCACCGCCGAACGTCTTGCTCTGGCGTTCCATCGCCCCGGCGAAGTTGACCTCCCCGATGCTCTTCAGGTATTTTGTGATATCGCCAGACGTGTTCTTCACCGTCGTGCGCACGCCCTGGAACATGAAGGAGACCTGATCCCCCTGCTTACTGGCCTGGATGCCGAACTCTTTCAGGCGCTCGAACTCGCCGCGAGAGGCGTCAGCGGCCGCTTCAATGGTCTGTTCGAGGGTTTTGCCCATCGCGGCCGCAATGTTGCCGTAGGCGCGAAGGGAATCAGCCCCGGCGTCCAGGCCGTAAGCCTTGAGGCGGATAAAGGCGTCGGTAACGTCCTGAACCTGATATGGCGTCGTCTTGGCGACGTCCATGATCATTTCCATGGCCTTTGCGGCGTTGGCGCTGCTACCGGTGACTGTCTCCAGGCGGGCGCGAAGCTGCTCGAATTCGCTAGCCGTACTGATGATGTGCCGACTTAGCTCGAAAAGGCCGAGGCCACCGAGCACCGCCGCGCCCATACCCATCATACCCTTCTTAGCGCGACCAGCTGCGGCGTCCAGCTCGTCTAGGGCCGACTTCGCCCCGCTCTTTTCAACGGCGTCCTTGATTCCGCGGCTGGAGATATCGGCTTCTCGCTGCGCGCGGCGTAGCTCCTTCTGGAGGGCTTTGATATCCGCGCCAACGCGGACCATCAAATCATCGTACTGCCCTGCCATGTTTGTCTACCTTTTTCGGGAATTGGCTCGCCAACGTGTCGAACTGCTCGCGACTCATCGGCTCCACATAGTTCGGATTATTCTCTAAATAACTACGGCAGAATAAGTCAAACTCCATAGGGGTCATGTCCCAAAACTCCGGAGGACGCAACCCAAGGTAGGTAACCGCGAGCCCGTAGTGCCCAGCCAGGGTCAGTGGCTCAGCTGACTCCCCGTCGCCTCCGGCTCGGTCGTCGGTCCGACCGGAGGCTCGTCTTTTTTTGACTCGTCCGCCGGGCCGCCGTTGCAGTTGATCAGGAACGCGATGATCGCCGGCAGGTAGCGGTAGAAGTTGCGGCGCACGTCCTCACCGATCTGCTCGGTCGTGAAGCGCCCGGCCCGCCCGTCCTGGCCGCCGATCCCAGAACCGCGCAAGCCCTCCTCAACGATGACGACGAAGTCCTTGTGACGAGGATCTCCGCCGGCCACTCGGTTCAGCAAAGCTGGCGTACCCCGGTCCAGGCGCATCGTGATGTTGTCGATGGCGCGGTAGGTCGGCGTGAGGACCAGCTCTTCATCGCAAACGATGAGCTTGACCTTGCCGAGCGGATTCGAGGAGCTCACAGGACGAACGCCAGGGTGACGTCGTCGGCGGATTCCATGCTCACCGTGTACTGCTGGGAGTCGGTGTATTCGCCGGAACCTTCAAAGGACGTCAGCTGGAACGGGCCAGTCAGGCTGGTACCGGCCTTGGCAAAGACGATCCGAAAATTGGCGATGGTCGACAGACCATTACTGCCGGTGATGCGATTCAGTAGTTCCTGATGAACCGCGTTGTCCTGGAGAATTCCGGCCCCCGACAAGGAGCACGACTTGACGCCGCCCTCCAACAATTTCCGCCAGCGCGAGCCGTCCGAGTCCGTGACGTCGATCTGTTCGTTGTTGATCGAGAAGGACTTGCTACGTAGGCCAGCAATCAGGTTGAACGTCTCCGGGGAAGCTTCGTCGCTGATGTAAATCAGCATGTCTTTGCCGGCAAACTTGGACATCTGTCACTCCATCCCCGTGCCTATAACGGGATCTGATATACCCGGAACGGGCGGTTATGAGACCTTGTCGAGAAGCGCCCGATACCGGGCTTCACCTTGATGCGTCTTCCCGTCGTTCAGCAAAGTCACGTCGCTATCCGTGAAGTGAATGAGCACGACGTCAAACCCAACGACAGCCAGGGCCGTCGTATGGTGCAATATATCGTAAACTTGGGCGAGAAGCTCCTTCACTACCCGTTTTCCGCGGTAGTCACTGCTAAACGCGCTGATCTTCACTCGAATCTCTTCGCCATCGTCGTCGCTGGTCCCCCACTCGGAGACTTCGTCGTCGCCCACAACGATGAACGGCTTCGTGGCGACCTCTTTGGCGTAGTCCAGGATCTCGACCCCAGACATCGAGGCCGTAAGATGGGAGTAGATCGCCTTTTGGAGTTCAAACGCGGCCTTGCTCATTCTTTCAATGCTCGCTTGATCGCGGCGGTAATGCGGCGACTTACCAGACGGGACATCTTTCGCTGCACCGGTTTGATCGCCGGGCGCTTCTTCATCTTTCGAGTACCGCTCTCCAGCATCCACGGGTACCGCGCGCCGTCGCTGACCGCCTCGGCATCCACGGTCACGTAGCGAATCAGCGGAGTCTTCATGCGTTGGCTGACGCCCGCACGCATGGTGCCCACGTCCATGCGCCCCGGTTGGCCAGGACGACTGCGCTTAACCACACGCTGTCCGCGGCGGCCGACCGGCTTCGAGTATTTGGCACGAACCTCGACCTCGGCCATATTCGCCAGCGCCGCGACCTCGGCGATCACCGGCCGCTGCAGGCGAGCTGGAAGCGCCTTGAAGCGCGCCAGCATACGCCGAGCGTCTACCTTGGCGTTGATCGAGCTCACGTGATGACCCCTTCCGTGCAGAATAGGACTAGCCAGCGGTTCCGCTCCTCCACGTTGGCGGCGCCCTGGACCAGGAACTCGCGCGAACGGAACACGATCTTAAACGTGCCGTTGTTAAAGTCAACGTCCGGAAAATAACGCAGCACGACACGCTGCGTTATTTCTGTCCTCAGCTGCTGGGCAAAAAGAACTTCGCGAGCGGTCATCGCGCCGCTCACGTTCGCCGCCTTGGTAGCTACGAGAACCCAGGACGGCTCAAAGCCGCCGCCACCGTCGTCGGCGGTGCCGTCGTCGCGGTAGATTCCGACACTATGAAACAGCAGCCCCGGCTGATAGTCGCTGATGCGCATAACGTCTCCGAAGATGCGCCCACGCATCTCCCTGCTGAATTTCCTGCGGCTTCCATTGGCAGTACGCCAGACGGTCGAGCCACCCAGTACGATCCGGACGAACTAGGGTTCCGGGATCGTGGCTGGTTACCTCATACGCCATCGCCCCGATGTCCATGGTCACGGTCGGGATGCCTTGCATCACGGCCAGAACGCCGCTATTGCTGCTAAAGGTAATACACGCCTTCGCACCGATCAACTGCTGCTCAAGAGGCGGCTGGGCCGCCGCGTACTTCGGATGCGCCCGAATCTCGACCGGCAAGCCGTAGATCGCCTCACACTGGTTCTTCATGTGAGCAATCCAGGTCGGCATATTCACGAGGCCGAGGATAGCCGCGTCCGTGTAGACCTGGCCGCAGACAACGATCTTGTGGCCATCGTCCGTCCACGGCTTCAGCATGCCGCGCCACTCGTCGCCGCGGTCCGAGGGTGCGGCCTCGTTTACGAAGTCCGCACGCCCGTTTAACCCGTTGAAACCTAGCGACATCCAGTTGAAGCGATCGCCGAGGTAGGCACGCTCCATAACCAGGTAATCACGTCCAAGCTCTTTCTGGTGGTTGATCAGGCGCGTATTGCGATGACCCCAGAAGACCAGGACATCCGCGTCCGGGATCGCCTCGCTACCCTTGAAATCGATGACCACATCCCCATTGCGCCGGACGCCGCTGGCGACCAGCTCGGCTCCCTGTTGCTGGTGGCTGCTCGTACCGTGGTATACGCCAACGCGAACTCTCACGCGGCCTCCGAATTGCTCTTCTGGCCGAGGACTTCTTCCAGCTTCTCGCGAGGGAACATGCGCATCGCGGTGTCGCGGGTGCAGTTGATTATCTTACGCGGATCAGAGGCCATGACTCGTGCGAGGGTGGTGTATGCGCGTTCCCTTTCGAGGTAGCGGCGAGGGTGGGCGTTGAACAACGGTAGCTGGTGGTCACCGTGATAATGGGTCTTACCGTCCGAACCGTTCTTCTGGTCGTAGCCGAGAAGCACGACACGCTGGGCCCCATGAAGCAGCGCGAGCTGGATCGCTTGGAATCCACCGTCAAGGCCGTGGTAGATCACGCCGTTTTCGGGGAGGCCGCTTCCAGCACGCGACTTGACGTACTCAAGCCCGTAGCGAGCGGCGGTATTCTCGGACCGGGTACAGAGTATACCGCGGAACATGCGCTGTATACTCTGGTGGTAGACGCGCCACCAAACATCATCGCAGGCGTAGCCGACAGTCGCCCAGGTAGCGGAGAACATGACATTGTTGATGGCGATGGTCGGGACCTTCGCCCTACGCACCAGATTCAGGTCTTCCAGGGTCAGCGACGGGCCGGCCCCGATGCATACCACGGTCTCCGCGTTTAGCTCTTTCATTCCATCGCCGGGTCACGTTGACGCCGAAGCAGCGATTCAACCCCGGCGGTGATTGGATTTTCCATCGGCTTCTCAGCCAGCATAGACACGACCAGGATGGCCGCCTGCTTCACGGCACGCGGGTATTCCGCGGTCGGCGTCAGCGACGAGTCGAACCAATCGACCGGCCAACCAGGTTCTTCCGCCTCGCCGAGCTTCAGGTAATCGTAGATGATCCCGGTCGCCTGAGAGATCCAGAAATCGATCTGGCCGTCATTGAACATCCCGTCATAGGTCAGAGCCAGTTTGACTTCGTCCAACGTTACCAGCAGGGCTTCTTGTGCCACACCTTAGTCCTCGGACAGGGATACGCGAGATGCCGTGAGATGACGCACGTCGTTCTTCACCGGAGCATCGCGCCCCTTGCGAACAGCCAGACGCCAGTCGAGGCTGGTGCCAGGACGCGCCTCGGTATCCTTTTGAGCGATCCAGTACGAGCCGCTGTGCGTCACGCCGTCGCCAGCCGTAAACTTGAGACCTTCTTTGTACGGGCCGCGATCGATCACCGTCGGAACCTGGACGGTTTGGTCCGTCTCCGTGCCATCCGACAGCCGCGTGTTAAGGACTACGGTTCTCCCGTCTTCACCCAGGTGAAGATTGACAGCGTCGATTCCATTGATTACGCACTCCCACCCGTCAAGCCCCGCGGTTTGCATACGCGATAGCCACAGGCCGCCTTTGTGGCGCGCGTAGACCCCAGGCGCGTAGGATCGGTCCTCGTTGATCCCCGGAAGGATCTGGATCTCCAACGCATCGCGACCGGGGGCGGCCGGCGGCGTATTCTTGACCGCGGAAGTCACCATGGCGGCGATGGCCTCGGCCGAAGGGACTGCCGCTGCCGCTTCCGCGGTCGAAGCAAGAGCGGCGGCGACCCGATCGTCCAGGCTTTTGGCCAGGTTGGCGACGGTAAGATTCAAGCGAGCCTCAACGTCCGCGATCGCCTTGTTGGTGATCGCCTCGACGTCAACCGACGCGCCGTCATCTCCTTTGTCTCCTTTATCTCCTTTGTCGCCTTTGTCGCCGCGCTCCGGAACCATGTTCTTGACGTGTTCCTGGCACGTCTCCAAGAACACGTCCACGCGGGCACGCGTCGCCTCGACCTCGGTGCGCAGCTCGTCGTGGACTTCACTGACGCACTTCAGCAGAACCTGCGGGTCAAAGCTATCGCCCTTGTCACCCTTGTCACCCTTATCGCCTTTCGGAGGCACGAGTTGGGAGACCTTCTCGTCAAGGCTACTGGAGAGCTCCGCTAGGGAGTCGCCGGTAGCCTTGACGAGGGTGTTGAGGCTCTCCTGTGCCGCGTCCAGGCGTTCGGTGATAACTTTCTCGACCTGGCCACGAAGCTCGTCCGCCAGCTCGGTCAGATCCGGGGTATCGCCCTTATCGCCCTTATCACCCTTGTCGCCCTTATCGCCCGCTGGCAGAGCGACCTGGCCGATATACTCGGTCACCAGGCCCCGAACGGTAACCGGCATCGCCTCCAGGTTGGAGCGCACCTCGATCGCGGTCTGGCTGAACTCTTCCCGAGCGCTGGCGAGGGCGCCGAGAGTCTTTGTGATGATCTCGGTGAGCTTCTTGGCGTCCTCGACCTTGACCATGGTGTCGAGAGAGGCGATATGCTCTTCGGTCGTTTTCGCCGCCTTTTCGAGCGCCGTGCGCATCTCGACCAGGAGCTTCTCCGCTTCCTGAAGAGAGCGGAACGGATCTTCCCACTCGCTAAGCTTCTTGTCGACCAAGGTGATCGAAGCGAGCTCGATGGCGGAGACTATGGACGCTAACGTGACGGAGTCGCCCTTATCGCCCTTGTCACCTTTGTCTCCCTTCGACGGACGACGTTCAAGGGCCTCGACGCGCTGCGTAACCGGGGTCAACTGCTCGTCCAGATACTTCCGAACGCCCAGAACGAGCTTTTCAAGTGGTTTCATGCGTCAGGGCCCCGAGACTGGTGTCAAAAAGGTTCGCCAGCGCCTGTTCCACATCCTCGTCCGTAAACTCCGCATCTTCGACGGGGTCATCAACCGTGGTTGCCGGAATCGGCGCGGCGGTCGCAGAACCGAACGGATCTTCCTGCGCATCACGCTTAGCCAACGCGGCCAGGCTGTAGTTCTGCTGCTGCATGTAGATCGTATCGCCGCCTTCAACGCGTGGCAAGTTTAGACGCCGACGACTCTCGTCCGGGGTCATGACCGAGCCCTTCACGCCATCCGCGGCGACCTTCACCAAGGCACTCGGATTCATACGCATCAACCCGTCGATATCCAGCTCTACGCCGTAGGACTCCCCGACACGCAGACCCTCGTCCAGGCCGACCTCCATTCCCTCAATGGGTGCCTGGAGGCAGGTCGCATAGTAGTCGGTGTTCATCTCCTCCAGGTTGCCGTACGCCGGTTCCGCCAGGCCGATTTTATACTTCGGCACGTGAAACACCGAGCACACGACTTCCGCCGACCAGCGAAGCTGCTCGATCAGCTGGGAGTCGACCGCGGTCATGCGAAGCGGCTCGAAGGTGAGGCCGTCCCCGAGTACCGCGATCTTACCGGAATTCTCTCCGCCGTAGGCCGCTTCCCACCGAGCCTTCAGACGCGCGGCGGTCTCGTTCGAGATGGCGCCAGGCGCCGTGAGGATGCCGCCCGGGCGAGCTCCGTTCTCGAAGAAGAGCGACGAATCCTGCTGGATGCGCAAGGCGGCCCCGGCCTGGATGCCGCACGCGAGAAGCGCACTGGTGCCGACCAGCGGGTGATACAGGCAATTCTCGCGAGCGTGAATAATCTCAGTCGCCGGGATTACGGTCTCGTACTTCGGCTGGAGCGACAAGTCGTCACGCTGGAGGCGGTAGTAGACCTCGCCGTTCCCGGCGACCAGCGGCGTCACGCGATCCGGGTGCAGGATGTATAGCCCGATGACCACACCTCGCTGGTCGCGCTCCTTCAGGACATAGCAGTTCCCGCGCAGGAGCAAGCAGGTGATCCACCAGGCCTTGAACTGGATGTGGTTCTGGTAGTGGTTTGGCCGCCGCAGTACCGGGCTGTAGGCCGGGCTGGTCGTCTCGACCCAGATACCGTCCTCGGTCAACTTCGTCAGCTTGAAGCGCAGTTTCCCGATGTCGCGCGCAATGAGCGACACGCAGGCGTATACCGCGGACTGCGCTGTGATATCGTCGCGCGTGAGTTCGTCGTTACGCTGCCAGGCCCCGGCGTAAGGCTCCGCTACCATGCTGCGCCAGGCGCTCTCACGAGTGTCTACCGGCAGCGGGGCGGTAGCCTTCGTCCGGGCCAAGGAAATGTCTAGCCCTAGAAAGCGCATTGGTCTTTACTCGCCTTTCGGTGAAGAACCCTTCTTTTTGCCCGTGCCACTCGTGGTGACCTTCGTCGACGCGTCGGGCGACCCTTCGCCCTTCGTCGACGCGTCGGGCGTTGCCACCGCGCCGGACGGGGCGGGTTTCGGGGTATTCCACGGGGTCTTGGCGGGCCCCGGCGTCGGCGAAGCGGTGGGCTTCGGCGTTTCGGGTGCGACCGC